GTAACTGTTATGCGCTGCGCACCGAGAGCTAGATGGAAACTATTGGGCTGACGAGGTTGGCTTGTATCAGTCGACTCATAAGAACCATCCTTCAGCAGTTTGGGTTCGGGAAAGCTCCGAACATTATTGGTGGGCACTAGGATTGTTTGTATACCTATGCAAAGAATACACAGCTCGCTATGGCAAGTCCCACAAAAGTTCAGAGATAATGCAGTTACTTTGCATCGCACCTATGAATATAAAAGAGATTGGCTTTACCGATCCACCGCAATGTATGCCTGATGAGTATAAGTGCGAAAATACAGTAGAGGCATATCGAAATTATTATTTAGGCGAGAAGATGGGTTTCGCAAAGTGGAACTACACTCCAACTCCGGAGTGGGTTTATGCTTAAAATAAGAGGAAACGACATAGAGCTTAACGACAAAAAAGTTGCTAGGCTTTTCGACCTGAATACTTTTGATAAAAGAGACCTAGAGGATCTTTTCGACAAGGCTAATAATTATGAGCGAGATATTCGCAACTCATACGAGAATGGGAGAGACGAGAGTAATGAGCGATCTTAAAACAATTGGAGATGTTGCTAGAAAACATCGCAGGAATAAGTCACCTATAGATTGCATGGAGGATGCTCTAGAAACTTTTAAGGAACGCAATAAAGTTTATGGTGATAATTATCATCGTCATGGAAAAGTAATGATGGCTTTATTCCCCAAAGGAGTTACTCTTGAAACAGAGAAAGAATGGAACAGGTTCGGCATTGTAAATATGATTGTTGCCAAGCTGACTCGTTATTCCGAGAACTGGCCAGGATCGCATGAGGACTCAGTGCATGATATGGGTGTATATTCTTTTATGTTGCAGTCATTAGACAACGAGGACAAAGAATGATTATATTCGATCTTGAAACAACAGGCTTACCCAAGGCTGAAGGATCTGATCTAGACTTGCAACCCAGAATTATTGAGTTCGGTGCAATAAGAATAACCGATGGTAATTTTGAAGAATATGATAAATTAGAATTTATGTGTAATCCTGGACATGAGTTAGATCCTAAGATAACAAAAATAACTGGAATAACAGACGAAGATCTAAAAGACAAAAAACCATTTGTTGCTCATTATAATGATTTGTGTAAGTTCTTTTTAGGAGAAACTTCTATGGCTGCACACAACTTGCCTTTCGACCGAAAGATATTAAGGTTCGAGCTTGAGCGTCTCGATAAGGTGACTAAGTTCCCTTGGCCAATGGATCATATTTGCACAGTTGAAGTTGGGCAAAGTGTTTGGGGTAAAATGCGCAAGCTCGGAGACATCTATGAAGAAATAATGGGCAAGAAAATAGAAGGTGCTCACCGATCTCTAAACGACGTTGAAGCAACAATAGAAATTATCAAGTGGTATAAAAAGGAAGGACACATATAATGGCAATATCTTTAATTGGTTTCGTTGTAGGAACAATAATCATAGCAGTGTTGATGTATAATTAATGCTACAAATAAGAGCTCGTACAGAATATTCTTTTCGCAAGGCTTATGGTCCAATCTCTAGTGTAATAGAAAGTGGTGGGGATGCCATAGGCATAGCTGATGTGGGAACTTGGGGTCATGTTCCTTTTAGCAATGCTTGTAAAAAGGCTGGAAAGAAACCTATATTCGGAGCTGAGATTGCAGTTGTTGTAGACTCCACCGACCGAACTAGGCAAACCGCAAACATGATGGCTTTTATTGCTAAGAACAATGAAGGCTTATCAGAGGTTTATGACCTCGTAACAAAAAGCACGAGCAAAGAAAATTTTTATTATTTCCCAAGGATAAGTTATTCCGACCTGTTCGATATATCGGAAAATGTAATTATTCTCAGTGGCACACACCCAGAGTGGGGACTGCTTCCTTTGACCAGAAAAGACGATCTTTACATCGAGATAAATCCTATGAGTTCTAAGAAGGCTCTAGAGTTTTGCGAGAAAAAAGGTTTTAAGCCAGTAGCAACCTCCGACAACTTCTATCCTAAAGTTGGTGACCGAAAGGCTTATGAGGTTCTGGTTGGCATGAATAGGATGGAACGAACCAAGCCTATGCACTTGCTAAACGAATATGAGTTATTAGATTGCGTTCCTTGGCTTCCTGACGAGGCTATAGAGAACACCTACAAAATAGCAGATATGTGCAACGTTGATCTGCCTGTTGCTCAGATGATATCATTTACACCTGAGAAAACTTTAGAGCAGATGTGTATAGATGGTGCTCCGGAAAGAGGAATAGATTTAGAGGATCCTGTTTACAAAGCTAGATTAAAGCGTGAGCTCGATATGATAGATCTAAAAAAGTTCCATGATTATTTCTATGTTATCGCCGACATGATTAATTATGCGAAGCAACATATGCTCGTTGGTCCAGCTCGTGGTTCTTCAGCTGGTTCTTTAGTTTGCTATTTAACAGGAATAACGGATGTTGACCCTATAAAGTTCGACTTGCTATTCGAAAGGTTCATTGATGTTACTCGTGCAGACTTGCCTGATATTGATATTGACTTTCAGGACGATCGCAGAGAAATGGTTTTCCAATACCTGAGGGACAAGTATGGCTCCGAGAAAGTTGCTCACCTAGGAACAGTCAGCAGGTATAAAGCCAAGAGTACAATAACCGAAGTTGCCAAGGAACTAGGAATTCCAGCTTGGGAAGTTAATGACTTAAAAGGTGCAATCATTGAGCGTAGTGGAGGCGATGCTCGTGCAGCAATGTGCATCATGGACACCTTTAACGACTTAGACATAGGCAAGCAAGTTTTAAATAAATATCCGCAAATGAGAATAGCCGAGAAGATGGAAAACCACGCTCGCCATTCAGGAGTTCATGCCGCTGGAATTATCGTTACTGAAGATCCTGTTAGTAAGTATTGCTCGGTCAGTGCGCAAACTGGTGCAGCTCAGATAGACAAGAAGGATGCTGAGAATTTAAACTTGCTAAAAATAGATGCCCTAGGACTTAGAACACTATCAGTATTGCAAGACGTTTTAGATCAAGTTGGTTGGTCTAGGCAAAAGCTCGTAAATTTTCCGCTTGACGATGAAGCCTCTTTTAAAATACTAAACGACGAAAAATATGCAGGAATATTTCAGTTCGAAGGTTATGCTTTGCAGTCTTTAACAAGGCAGATGAAAATAGCAAACTTCGAGGACATTTGTTCTATTACTGCCTTGGCTCGTCCTGGACCACTAACCTCAGGAGGCACAACTCAGTTTATTAAAAAGAGGACAGGTGCTGAACCTGTTTACCATTTCCACGATATGACTCAAGAAGCAACCGAGGTGACTTATGGCATTGTAGTTTACCAAGAGCAGGTGATGACGATAGCTCGTGAAATAGGCAAGCTGACTTGGGAAGAAGTATCTGAGCTCCGCAGAGCTATGAGTAAATCTTTGGGTGAAGAGTTTTTCGATAGGTATTGGCAAAGGTTTAAAGTTGGTGCTGAGGAAAACGGATTAGACGAAAAGAAGTCTCGTGAAATATGGGACAATATTAACACGATGGGATCTATGGCTTTTAACAGGAGTCATGCGGTTTCCTATGCAATGGTCAGTTATTGGTGTTGCGTTTTAAAAAGTCGCTATCCTTTAGAGTTTGCTGCTGCTTGCCTCCGTAATGTTAAGGATGATGACCAAGGTGTTAAGTTATTGCGGGAAGTTGCTCGAGAGGGATTAGCTCATAAACCATACGACAAATTCAAGTCTGAGCTAAATTGGTCGGTGCAGGAAGGTGAGCTGATTGGTGGATTAATAGGAGTAAAAGGTATTGGTCCGAAGATGGCTGATGATATTGTAAAACGCAGGGAGCTGAAGCAACCTTTAACACCTCGGCAAGATAACCTCCTAGACAACGGAGAAACGCCATACGACGACATCTTCGAGTGCGAACGTAGGTTTGGGCATATTAAGAAAGATCCAGCCTCCCACAACATAAAAACAAAGATAACAGATATACACGATCTAGAAGCTGACAATCCTGGAGAGTTTGTTGTATTCGGCAAGCTCGTCGAGAAAAACCTTAGAGATTTAAATGAGGCTGTAAACTTAGCCAAGCGAGGAGGTCGCAGAGCCGAGACCCACAACCTATGGCTTAACATGAAGTTCGAGGACGACACTGGTCCAATATTGGCAGGAATAGGCAGATTTCAATATCCAAAGCTCGGCAAGCCTATAGTCGAGGAAGGTAAAATTGGTGACTGGTATTTGCTAAAAGGCAAAATAAACAAAGGCTTTAGGAAATTACAATTAGATAAGTGGCGTAAACTCACATAAGTTATTGTTTTATATAGTGAAGAAAACACTTTACTTCTTTGGTGAATAGAGATAGAATACTTATATTGATTGAGAAAGGAAACAAATCATGGAAAAGCACAACCCTAAAACACGTCAAATTATTTACTGCGACACAGGCATTCACCGAGTTACATGGTGTGGTCCATTTTCTGTTGCGACTGTTGCTGGCATCGAATATGAACCAGCTTACCAAACTCTTCGCAAGATCCGTGGCAAGCGTCATTGTAAAGGTGTTACAAATAGCAACATCTCAAAAGCATGTAAACAGCTCGGTCTAAAAGGCAAATGGACAACGCTCGAGAAAAAGCGCAAGCTCAGCAAGTTCGTTCCGGAAAACCTTGAGCAAGGTAAAGTTTACATTATTCAAATTACTAAGCACGTCCTAGTAATGGACACTCGTGACTGGACTACAATCGACAATCAAGTTCCTAAGTGGAGAGCTATGGATGCTTCGCACCACTGGGGCAAGCGATTGGTTCATGCTTTTTACGAAGTTGAGAACCCTAAGTTCTCAAGCCAGTGCGACGATCAATTAACTTTCGATTTCGATTTGGTGGCGTAATGTTAGAAACAGCTCTCATGTGTCTAGCCTTGAACATATACTTCGAGGCTAGATCAGAACCGATACAAGGTCAAATAGCAATAGCCGAGGTCACTCTTAACAGAGTGGCTTCGTCTAATTTTCCGAACGATGTTTGCTCAGTTGTTTTACAAGACAACAGCTCTGGTTGCCAGTTTAGTTGGTGGTGCGATGGTAAATCAGACTATCCGAGAGAACACAACTCGTTGCGAACCTCTAAAGCAATAGCCAAGATGATGCTGGAGGAAGGACAATACATTAGTGTTGTTGGTGACGATGCAACTTTTTACCATAGCAACGATGTTAATCCTTATTGGGCAAGCGAATTCCAAAGAGTAAAACGTGTCGGAAAACATATATTTTATAAGAAAAAAGCTAAAGAATGGTTGCGTCCTTTACCCAGACCAAAGGATCTTTTTGAGTAAAAAGTTGTAAGTCATTGTTTTTAAACAGATCAAAGTCCTTTACCTTTCTGTCTAAATAAGATAGAATAATTGTATAAGCTGAGAAAGGAACTAAAATGGAATGCACTGCTAAAAAAATAGAAGACCTTGAGATAGGCTCTGTATTTAAACTTAACCCTAAGTCAAAAAAACTTTTTATGAGGTGTA